CGTTGGTGGCAGGGTTATCATTTGCTCAAATAGGGTTATCGAATTGGACAAGGGGAAGTAAGGATAGCAATGAAACAACAAAAGAAGTAACTAAAAACCTAACTAATTTTTATACCAATCTTCAAGAAGTTAAGACTGCTTTTGATACTGCCCGTGGTGGTGCAATGAGTAAGACTAAAGCACTTGAAGAATACAATGACAAGTTAGGTGCAACTATTGGATACGCTACATCATTAGAAGAAGCAGAAAAATTACTTGCAGCCAATACAGAAAAGGTTATTAAGGCCCTGATGTTAAGAACACAGGCACAGGTAATGTATGGTGAAGCAGCGAAAAACTCTGCAAAAATTGTTAGTGGTGAATTAGCGACATTCGATGTGGATGGTGAATCATTTAAGGAATTAGTAAAGAGTTTTTTTACGGGGGCAAATGCAATTGATGTATTCAAAAGAAGAACGATTGAATCAACAGATGCAGTAAGCAGGTTAAATGCAGAGGGTAATAAATTAATACAACAAGCAATTGGAATTGAAAAAGGTTTAGCAGGGTCAAGAGAAAAAGCAACGGGCGGGGGAAAGGGTAAAACACCTGTAACAGATGCCAAAGATTTAAACAAGGAACTTGAAGCACAAATAGCAATATATCTCCGTTTGCGAGATGCCCGTATTCGTGCTACAGGTCAGGGCGCATTAGGTACTATAATGCCCGAAAGAGATAAGGCGAAAGACTTAACCAATCTGAAACTCACTACCGATGGTAACTCTGCACTCAATCAGGTATTGCTTGTACAATCCCAATTGCAAGACCAACGCAATCAAAATTTAGCCATCGCCAACGGCCTTACTGATATGGCTATGAATAGCATTAGCGGACTTGTTAACGCTATGGCAAACGGGCAAAATATCGGTCAAGCGTTGGGTGATATGTTTAAGCGGTTAGCGGTTGACATCGCACTAGCAGCAGCGAAGGCGGCAATATTTCAGGCGATACTTGGGGCCGTTACTGGTGGTGGAAGTGCAGCCGGGGGAAGTGCGTTTATGAAAGGGTTCGGCAAGATGCTCGGATTCTCCGAAGGTGGAACGGTATCCGGCCCTAAATCCGGGTATCCCGTAATGTTACACGGCACAGAGCATATTGTTCGGCCCGATCAGATGCGGTCAATTATCGCATCCGCATCGCAAATGGGAGGGGGTAATAGCAGGGTGATAGTGGAGGGAAGGATATCCGGTCAGGACATTTGGTTGAGTCAGCAGCGTACATCTGTTTATAGGGGGTTAACTACTTAATATGGCGTGTAATAAACTAACAATAACAGTTTCAAGTACAGATATAGCTGCTGCATCTGATGGATTTGTATATTTTGAATTTCAAACGTGCCAAGGTGAAATTGTAACATTTGCTTACAATGAAGTAAGAACTAATTATGTCACAGGGTACAATTACGAAACTGCATATACCCCACAGATATACATTTTTGCACCAAATAAACAAGCAGCTACAGGCGGCTCGTCTGTAACATCTGGAATTATAGCAGGTGCAACAACAACACCATACGAAACTGCTTCTCTGCTTGTTCCTCCGGCATACGGTAAAAAATATACCCTATCCGCCATAGGGAAGTCAGGGCATACCTTTACTGCTGAAATTTGGGAGAAAGGTTATTCGGGGAGCGTGTATTCAGTAGGTACAGGGCCGGAGCCGTTTGTAATGAATTGTAATGCTTCCGGCGATGACCAATTCCAACCGATACTACCTACCACATTTACGATACAAGCGGACTTCACTTCATTTACAGGCCCATTACCCGACTTTACTACAACGGATGACAGAAAGTATCATGTGAAATTTTATGCTAATGGTACGTCTTATTTCATTTGGCAAGGGTTTATATTATTCGATACCGTTTCATTGCCTTTCACTACTGGAAGAAACTTTATAACCCTTAATTGCATTGATGGGATTGGGATGCTGAAAAGTATTGCATATATTCCATCAACAGGAGATATTAACGAACTTGAAACGATACAAAAGATAATTAACAATTGTTTAATGAATATCTATCTTCCTGATGGATATACATTCAATTCATCAGTTAATTATTATCTACCAGTTGCAATGAGCGAAAGTACAAGCACTATAAGGCAATTGTATTTAGCACCTGCAATATTCCTTAAAAGCTCAACAACATATCCAAGTTGCTATGAAGTATTAGAAAGGATTTGTGAGTCTTTCGGAGTGCAATTATATCAATCAAATGGGCAATGGTGGCTTACTTCGGTAAATGAAAAGGCATCTGATAGTATCAGGGTATTCACTACAAATTGGAAGTTAGTTGCTGATACTTTAAGCACAAAGAATATTAAGTATGATATAAAGCCATACCAAAACGATACATTAACACCGTTCTACTTTATAAATAATGGGCAAGTTAAAATATTAAAAAAAGGGTATAATAGTATTCAAATAACAGGTGATATTAAATTTCCTGAAAATACAATAGCTAATGGAGATTTGTCAAGATTAGATTCGTCTGGTGAGCCAATATATTGGACAAAGTCTTTAGGAGTTAGTGGTATTTATGATAGAGTTGTTGTTGATAATTTCACTTGCCAAAGAATTGTAGCGGGAACGGTAGCAAGTACTTTAATTTGTGATAGACCAGGCAAGGTGCAACAAAACGAGGAAATAGATTTGACTTTTGTTTATGGCGCAACCTATAACAATGTAAATGACTTGTTAAGAATATTTATTCGTATTGATGTTGGGGGTGGAAACTTTTGGAATTACAGGAAAAACAATGACGAACCTTATTGGGTTTATAATGATAGCGCTGCTTATTATGGAGCGCCACAAAACTCTGACAGGATAAAAGAAACAAATATAAAGACATTAGCAGCCCCGGCAAGTGGAACACTCGTAATATATTTTAATGTTAGAGCAACCGAGGTAAATGCCCTGTATCTTGCATCTGTAACAAGGAAATCATCATATCCTGTAACCAGTAGAGTTATTTATAATGATGTAACACCTACACCTTACAAAAAAGAAGTTAAAGTGTTACTTGGTTTGCCATTCCCAGCCAATGGAGTTAATCAAACTCAATCAATATACATTAATACAAATTATGAAATTTTTGCAGATGTTTACAGGTTCGGGGCATCTACTACACTATACACAAATTTAGGTACCTTATTATTTAACCAATATTTTAACTGCATATCAAAGCCACAAATAAATATGCAGTTTAGTCAGTATAACTTATTCAATAATACTGAATTTATAGGGCTGCTTAATACAATGGCAATAACTGACCCGTCCCCTACTTTGTCCGTCAATGACAACAGGTATATTTTCGGTGCATCGCAATTTAATTTCGTAAGTAATACCATAGAAGCAACTGCCCTACAAATTAGGGATGAAATATTACCATACACCCTTATAGACCCGGCTAACCCTGCATTATTGCCTCCAAGTTGCAAACGCTATACAAATACTTCACCATTTAACTGGACAGGTGGGTATCAGAAATGCGATGGAACTTGGTTATACAATGTAACTTTGACACCTGGTTCGTTTATATGTGCAAGGATGTTCACTCCATTCACTATATCCGGATCAAATTTAACACTAGGAACAGATTGTACATAATATGACACCAGTAACCGGCCAAAAGCTAAACATCTACAAATACAATTCCATAGCGAATACCGACACGCTGATAGCGTGCTCCCGTACTTGCACATTGAACGTTAGTGTTAATGCGATGGAGGTAACCAATGTTAACTCCGCATGGTTCCAAGAGAGCCGTCCAGACGTTGCAAATTGGTCAATTTCAGCCGATGGGTTGGTGGTACTGGATGACTATTCGTACCTGTTTATGTTGCAGTCGCAGTTGGATCGGGAGGTGCATCTGATTAAGTTCGTTATAGATAACGGCACTGCAGGGGGGTTGGTTATCGTGTCGGGGTTGGTGTGGTTGCAATCAATAAGCATTACGGGGGCAAATAAGGACATTGGAACGTATCAGGCAACATTCCAGGGTACAGGGCCGTACTCATTAGCAGGAACCACCATAACGCCCGTAGGGATACTTATTCAGGGTACAACGGTACAGGTATTACAATACACTGCTGCCGGTGGTGAAACTTCCATCGCTATT